TTTATATCCAAAATTTAAAGAAGCATTGTTGATGGGACAAATAAATATGATAAATGATACTATTAAAGCTATGCTTGTTAAAACAGGATATACTTATAATTCTACACATCAGTATTTATCAAGCGTATCAAATTACAATAATGGTAGAAGTTCAGCTTTAACAAATAAATCAGTTACAAATGGTGTTTTTGATGCAGATGATATTCAAATAACAGCTATATCGGCAACACAGGTTATAGCAATTGTTTTATATAAGGATACTGGCAATGATAACACTTCACCACTAATTGCTTATCTTGATAATGTATCTGGACTTCCTTTTACACCAGCAGTAAATGGAACAGTGCAAATAATATGGGACAATGGGGATTATAAAATATTTAGCCTATGAGTAATTATTATTTATTTCCAGAACAGATTTATAACAAAGGAAAATTTGAAGGATTAATATTCCAAGCTAATAATGGAGTTAATCTAATTTTTCAGAATTCTTCTAGTGTTAATTTAATAGATTGCAAATATTATTTGCAAGATTTAACAGGACAGGAAATTTTAAATCTCTTACAATATCCATCAGGGTTATATTTAACTCAATTAGGCAGTCATTTATTACAATTGCTTTTACTTTCACAGGGATATTCTTTAACTAATTATGGTATTAATAATTTAATCTTATGGTTACTATTAGTTTCTTTTATAACCACTCAATATGGGATAGATATGATAAAGATTGCAAGCCATGTAAATGTGCAAGGAGCTAATTACGTTAGCAAATCTACATCAAAGGCAAGTTATAATAGTCTAGTAACTATGTATAAAGCTAATTATAGTAGCAAATCTACATCAAAAGCGAGTTACAAATTAACGCATGTTGAAAAAGATTATTAATTGTGTTAATTAAAAGTAAAGGAGGTGATAAAAATGTTAGGAAAATCAAAAAATATGGGAAGAAAGATGCCTGCACAGGTTGACCAGGCAAAAGATTTTCTTGGTATTGACCTTAATCAGGACCCTAAAATAGGTTTTCATCCTTCTATAACAAAAAAAGAAACAAGAAAAAAAGGAGGTAAGAAGTAATGGAAGATTTTGATATTGAAGAAGCATATAACAGATTAAAAAATGAATATGAACAATTAAAACAAGCTTATGCTGGATATGAAATGGGATTTAAAAAAGCTTATGAAGACCCAGAATTACGACCACATTTAAAGAAAATTGGAGAAAAAATTGGTGTAATTATTGATGACCCACCATATGAAAAGGCTTATAAAAAAGAAATTGAAGATTTAAAAAAACAGCTTGAAGAAAAAGAAGCTAAAGAAAAAGAAGAGAAAGCTAAACAAAAACAAGAAGAATTTATGAAACTACTTGCAAAATATGGAGTAACAACAGATGCTGAGTATCAAGATTTTCAAAAATTTATTCAAGAGAACGGTGTAATTCCATCAACACAAAAAGGATGGGAAAAAACGTTGCAGGATTACAGGCGTGCAAAAATAGCACAGCCAACATATCAAAGACCAACATTTAAAAACAAAATAGGAGAAGATTTTGCTAAAAATCCAGAAGAAGCTTTATTTAAAGCTCATTTGGAAGCATTAGGATTAAAACAATAGGAGGTAAAAAACAATGGTAAATTTTGCGTATGCAACACCATATGGAATGTATCCCCCTACTGATGCAACAGGGGCAAAAGACTATCTTAACTCTTTAAGTAGAGCAATTCCACCCTATGTAGTTGCCCAGAATTTAGGAAAATTATCCCCTCTTACAAGAAGAATATTGGCTAATGCGGAAGTAAAACCAATATCATTTCCATTTATTTCACAACCAGTAGCAAAAAAGACTATTAACAATGTTCAGAAGGTAAATTATCAAGGAAACTTTAATGTTCCATCGAGCATTGATACTGACCTTGCAGATATGGCAACTTTGTATTCTAATCTTGCGCTGTCAACATTGCTTGTAACTGATTTTGAAGTTAAAGCTTATGAACAAGGTAATCCAAATGTTCTTTATGATACTGTTAAATTAAGAGCTAACGAAACATGGCTTGGGTTGATTGACCAGATAGCAACATGGTTACTTGGTTCAAGAATATCACAGACAGAAGATACTACTCAATTTTATGGGCTTAGAGATATTATTGATAATGGAACACATTGCCCTGACTATGCAAATATTAACAGAACAACTAATACATACTGGAATAGCTATATATGGAATGCAACAAGTGTATTTGGTAATAATTTAAATGCTTATGTTTATGTTATGAGAGCATTAAGCAAATACCAGAATGTAGCATCAACAATGGGCATGCCAGATGTTGGATTTACATCACCAGCAGTGTTTCAGGCATTAGCAGAAAGCTTTACCAATATTGAAAGATACATAGTAGCAGACCCTGCTAAACTTGAAGAAACAAGACAGTATGAAGTTACAGGAATAGCAATTAATGGTGTTCCAATATTTCCAGACCCATATATTACTACAAATGAGATTTACTTTATTAACTGGTCTCATCTACGTCTTGTCTTTTGTGATGGATATGCTGTTGTATCTTCAGACTGGAAAGATTTAAGTATAACAGGAAAACTTGCTTATTTCTCATTTATAATGTTTGGTGGACAGCTATTTTGTGATGCTCCTGTATCTTGCTTCAGATTACAAAATATGCCAGCAGCTACTGGAGTTTAATAATTAAAGGGGGACTGTGATGGTATTGGTGCAAAATACTTCTGACAAAGACTTTAAAGTAGTGTATCAAGAAGTAGAATATATTATTCCAATAGGAGAACCAGTTGAAATTCCAGAAATGGCGGCTAAATTATATTTTGCATACGGAATAGACGATATTAACCCAAAGATAATTAATTGGTGTTGCGAAAGAATAAAAATGGCAAATCCAGAACTTACTAATTTGACGGATAAAGATATCTGGGATAACATTGTTCTAAAATTGTTATTTGGTAAAGATGTAATTAAAAAGAGCAAAAAATGACAGGGCAGAATATAATAGACAATGCTAAACTTATTTACCCTGTTGAAACCTTTTTGAGTAACTATATACTGGTTAAACTGGTTAACCAAGCGAGAGAAAAGGTAAATAAGTTACTAGCATTGTCATATTCAGAGTATAGCTTTACAACAGAAGCTAACCAATGGAGATATATTCTTGATAGGAGTTTCTATGTAATTTATAGGGCAAAAGTAGATATAGGGAACTCTCTTTTAATTCCCCTTGAGTTGGTGAATGAAGGAGAGTTCCCTTTAAGGGATAAAGTTTATATGTTTCCGCAAAAATATGCTTTTACGCCAATGAATAAAATAACTTTATATCCCTGCCCTGATAAATTTTATCCAGTATATTTATATGGAAATACTATGCTTGAATTTAATTATACTGTTTCTAATTTAAATGATACAGATGTTATTCCTGATAACTTTCTTGATGCAATATCGTTTGAAGTTGCAAGAAGAATAGCTATGTATGACCAAAACTATGAGCTTGCAGGATTATTTTTGCAGGAGTTTTACAATCATTTAAAAGTAATGAAAGTATAAATGGCGACAAAAACAAAAAAAAAGAAACAACCTAAAGACATAGCTAAATCTTTTAGTATAGATTTGGCTCCATGGAACGGAATAATTACTTCTCAAGATGCTTATACTATACCAGAAGATACCGCAACATGGATAAGTGGATTACCAAAACTAACTGGTGCTATTGAAAATGTTCCTGATGCAAATGTTGTTTACACTCATACTGCAAATATAGTTAATTTCTTTACATTTGTTCTTGGTAGCAACCAGTATTTCTGTATTCTTGATGGTAGTTATTTAAGAATGTATTCATCAAGTTTTACTGAAATTGCTAACTTTGCTACCACTGTTACTAAAGTTGATTATGCTATTCAAGATAATCAATATATTTGGATAACTGCAAAAAATAATTTTCTTATTACTTTTAACGGAACAACTATTTATAACTTAACTTCTAATGGAGTAACTGGTGATGCTATTTGTTACTGGAAAGGTAGAATATTTATAGGAAAAAATAGAATAATTACTTTTTCTGTTCCAAATCCAGATGCAACAGGAAATATCAATCCTTTTAATACTGCTAATGGAGCAGGTGCTATAACTTTAACTGTTTCTGTGTTTTCTCAAATTTTAGCACTCATTCCTAAAGAAGATAGTATTTATATTTTTACTGATAAAAGTATAGTATCTTTAATTGGAACAACAATTTCTAACGACCCTATGAATTGGTATGTCACAGAAATAGTTAAAGATGTAGGAATAACAGGAATAAGAAATTATGTAGTAAATGAGCATACTGTTTATTTTCATTCTCCATTCGGAATATATAAAATTACTGCAACTGCACCACAAAAGATTGATGATGCTATAACAAATGTAACCGATACAATATCTGGAATATGTTTCTTTTCCTATAATCAAATTCCTTATATAGCTGTTTCCTGCAAATCTTATATTAACAATAATGTCAATGCTATTTACTGCTATAATTTTCTTACTAATAAATGGTATGCATTAAATATTGATGAT